AAGCAGGAGCTCTTTGTCAAAGAGCTGGTCAGCAAGGACGGTCAGATAACTTTGAGAGAAGCGGCGATCAACGCTGGCTATTCTGTCGGCTCTGCCCACACCCGGGCATATGAGCTGACCAACCCGCACATCTCTCCGCACGTAGTGGCAGCGATCCAAGCTTACCGCCGCGAGCTTGACGAGAAGTACGGCGTAACTTATCAACGGCATCTGCGTGACCTTCAGCTCATCCGGGACACCGCTTTGCAGAACGGCGCTTACTCTGCCGCTGTTCAAGCGGAGTATCGGCGAGGTCAGGCACAAGGGGACATTTATGTAAGTAAATCCGAAATCCGTCATGGCTCGATAGACAGCATGAGCAAGGACGAGGTTTTGAAAGCCCTTGAGGAGATCAAGAATAGCTATGCCCCGGTCACAATCGACATCACCCCAGAAGATGAAAATGCCTCCAATCGCGACAAAGCGAGAGGCAGGCTTTTACAAGCAAGTGAAGGAAGCAGCGCAGCGGTCGAAACGGAAGCTGCTTTTGACGAGGATTGAAAACTACATCGGGGCCGGGATTCCTGACCTGATGATATGTGATGAGGCCGGGGACTTTCATCTGGTCGAGCTCAAATATATCACCGGCAACGCGGTAACACTCCGTCCGTCACAAGTGGCGTGGTTATCTCGTCACCAGCACTCTAGCTGCTGGATTCTGATTAAGCGACAGACTAAGGCCACCGAGCCCGCTGAATGTCTTCTTTATCCGGCAGCGGCAGCGGTCGATCTGAAGATGGACGGCATCGAGAAGGTTGAGCCCTTGTTCCGTTGTCAACAGCCTTTTCACTGGGACACAATATTTGACTTGATTTGTCCGCAATAATCCCATATATCAGGGAGACAACTGCAACACGGGAGATTGCGATGAAGTATGAGGTGACGATGGTGATCACCAACACCTATTTGGTGGATGCCAACGACGAGCAGAACGCGGAATTGAAAGTGCGTGATTTGGGTGTTTGGGACACCCTCGCAGGTGCGGATTTTGCGGTGACTGACGTAAAGGAGGTGAACGATGAGTAAGCAAGTTTTATATGCCGGGGACCAAATGAGGCTTGGCAACACTATCAAGGCGCTGGCGGATATGATCCATATGTTTGAGGTGTACGATCAAAACGTCCAAGGAAAAGGAAAGCATTGTTATGTGGGTGTTTTGTCTCCGATGAAAATTCATAATCACCCAGATGATCCCGAGTACAACCCGAATGCCGCCACTCACATGAACGAAGAAAGCGACTTTGATAAAATTGAGCGGATGCGAAAAATTGTCCGGGTCGTTGGTGATATTCGTGATAAATGGGTGATTACCTGATGTTTTTGTTCCGCCTAATCGGCAAGCTTCTTTATGGTGACGATTTCGACAAATATTCGGGGAACCAGACAAATCAGAAATACATCCCGAAAGATCGTCGTTTGAAAACAAAACGCCCCAAATAAAAAAGAAGGCCCGCCATATTGACGGGCCTTTTTCTTTGGTTTATGTATGGGTTAAATCGCATCTATTACGGGAGCAATAACGATGCTGAAAACTACCGCCATGAGCAGCGCAAAAAAGACGGCAGGCTGCGCCGTTACATATCGGGCCGGGAGCTCGGAAAAATTTGGAACTTGCCCGGCATCTTGTGAACTGAACCCGAGCGGGCGCGGCTGCGGGGAAGGACAAATTGATTTTGAGTACCTCGAGGCCGTACTGGACGCAAAACCCCGGCGCGGCTTTTCGTTCACTTATTCACACTTTCACCCGCTTTTCTGGTCCCACAAATTGAGCTCGGAAAAAACCGTGATCAACTACAGCGCCGCCACCCCAGACGAGGCCGTGCTGGCGCATAAAGCCGCCCCGACCGTCACCGTTGTTAAGCCTGAATATTGGATATCTGCCCCGGTTTATGAGTACGAGCTCGGCGTCGCCGGGCTAAATAAATATCGGCGCATCGGCGGCACCCGGATTGTCCGGTGTCCGGCAGAATATAATGACGATGTAACTTGCCGGAATTGCGGCGGTAAGGACGGCCCGTTATGTGCTCGCTTGAACCGTGATTTTATAATCGGATTTACAGCGCACGGGGCCAGCAAGAAAAAAGCAGCAACCGACGATCCGGGCGGGTGCTATGCGGCGGGCGGCAATGTCGCCTTGCATTGGACCGCCACCGCGAACCAGCAGCAGCCGGAGACAGACGGGGACCGCCTGCGGGCTTTTGTTAAGACCCTGCCCCCGGGCTCGGTTATTCGTCACCACGTGGCCGGGGATATCGGCCTTGATAAGGGAGCAAAAAACGATGGTTAAATATTCTGAAACCTTAATTATGCACGGCATGGCCGACACCCGGGCCGAGTCACTGGCCCGAGCAATAGATAGCTTGCACGGGTCGGTCGCGAGAATGGACCAGCGCAACCTCGAGCTTTTGCGAGAGCTCGAGCCCGGATTGATCGAGGCGTTGAACCGATACGCCAGAACCGAGGACATATTGCGGGAGTTTTGAACCCGCAGCCGATCCCCCTTTATAGGCCCGCCACCCGGCGGGCTTATTTTTTTGGGAAATTAACTTGTGTATTTTGGGATAATGTGAGACAACACTTATACGGCCCAAGCCGGGCCGCATTTTAACGGGAGCATAACCAATGCAAAATAACGATCTAATCACCATCGACGGCCAGCCGCAGAACGGAATCATTTACGGCGAGCCCCAGCACCGACACGACGCGCCAGTGACCGGCGCTTATCAAACCGACGCAATCCGTCACGGGATCGGAAACAGCACTGTTTCGTCGAATTGGTGGAACCGCCCGGATGACGAGCGCTTTTTGTCCCTCGAGGACATGTTGGCATTTAAGAGGGCCGACGCCCAGCAAATGAATAGCCAGATTGTAAACACCCACAAAATGCAGGTTATTGGCGAGCTGGACGAAGCGAACCCCACCCGGGGCGATATCCTAATTGAATACACCGACGAAGACGGGCGCGAGCATTTGAACAAGCCGACCAATTGGTCATTCAATCAGCTTGCCAATCTGGCCGGAGCGCCTGCCGGATATCTGCGAGACTTGCCCGCACCCATTGCCGCCGACGCCATGCAATGGGGCCTGCGGTACAATCGCAGCCGCGATCTTGTGAAGGCGTACGGGCACGGCACCGAGGGCGGCGAGCTCAGGGCCACCACCGGCCCGGATTATGGCCGTATTTTCGACTGGGAGATGCTGCAAACAATCAACCGCTTTGCGGGCGAGGGCAGCGGCTGGAAAATCCCCGGCATGATGACGGGCAGCGCAAACGGGCGGGCGATTTATGACCCGTTTGTGCCAGTGACAAAGGACACCACCACTCTTTACGCCAGTGACCGGGACGTTTTCGTTTTTCTGGTAGATGACACCCGGCCCATCGAGATTGGCAAGCTTGAGAATGGTGACCCCGATTTAGTTTTTCGGGGCTTTTATGCATGGAACAGCGAGACCGGCAGCAAAACCGCAGGCGTTGCGGCCATGTATTTGCGCGGCGTTTGTATGAACCGCAATTTGTGGGGCGTCGAAAATTTCCAAGAGATCAAGATTCGTCACACAAAATTCGCGCCGGATCGGTTCGCCATGGAGGCCGCCCCGGCCTTGCAATCATTTGCGCATGGTTCAACCTTTGATTTCATGGAAGGCGTAAAGGCCGCACAGGCGGCAAAGATTGCTGACGACGAAAACGAGGCGCTCGAGTTTTTGCACAGGCGGGCCGGGCTCAGTAAGAGCCGCAGCCGCGCCGCAGCAGCCCGGCACGTGAAAGAAGAGGGCAGGCCCATTGCCAGCGTATGGGATGCCGCGCAGGGCATCACCGCACTGGCCCGGGATATCCCGCACCAAGACGACCGCATCGAGCTCGAGAAAAAGGCGGGCGCGATCCTCGACAAGGTAACGGCCTAAACACCGGCCCGCAGCCGACCAACTGGCCCGCCACCCGGCGGGCCTTTTTTTGTGCTTTTCATACTGGCAAAAATCCCATATAAAAAAACTACGTGAAAAAGTATCAAATGATACTTTGCGAATAGGGAACGAAAACCAATGACAAACACAGCAGAAAATTTGATCCTCGACCGCTTTTCTGACGAGGCCCTGACGCAGGCCGAGCCGACCGCATTGCTGGCACTGGCGAAAGAATTGCGCGAGCAGCGGGACGTTAACGACCGCGCCCGGGCGTCAGCAGCCGCTAACCTTGCCGACATGCAGCGCAATCAGGACCGACTTGCCGAGGCCCTTATGATCGTTTTAGGCGATCCGATCGAGGCCTTGATCGAGTCGAAGATAGAATATTCGTCGCAATCCTATTTCGAGGATATTGTCGATCGGGCAATGCAGGATTTCGACATTGACGACCACCGTTGCGCCATCGATGACATGATTGACGAGCGGCTCAGCGAGCGGCTAGGCGACACCGAGAGTGAAGACGACCGGCAAGCCGCGGTCGAGGAAATCGTTAAAGACGTTATTTCCGGTTCGACAATCTCGATTGACATATAAGGGGCCAGATAATGACTCAATATTTTGTCTGTGAGCCGTGCTGCATCATGTATCGCGATGTGATCGCCGATGATTGCGAGGAATGCGGGCGCGAGACCGTGCCCATGTCCCCCGCTGACGCCTTGTCGGTTTTAGTGTTCGACGAGATGCTGACCGTTCACCCGTACCCCGCCGAGCGCGACCAGTAACCGGCCAGCAGCCGAACCAACCCCAGCCCG